CTCTTGGCCCCAAGTCAACAACGGTTGTTGGAAATTGTATTTGTTTTTCATTATAACCAAATCCAGGAAAATTTGATAAAAAACTTTGTGAGTTATAACTAGGGGAATTTTTTCCAATAAATTCTTGTATTGTATCATTCCAAGGGGAAGACCTATAATAGAAATTATTTGTAAGTTCGTTAAAAACGATAACATTTTCACAATAATTATAATTTGGTTGTGCTAAAATATTGAATGTTGTTCTTTTATTAAAATTAAACATATACAAAACTCCGTTTACCCAATTGTTTTGAAATACTTGAGCAAAAACTCCTCTACAAGCCGCAAAATTCATGGTAAATCTTGTTTTCCATTCTAAAAACAATCTTACATCTGAACCATATTCTTTAACATATTTCTTGTTAAGAAGACAATAACACCCATTAATCATCCTATTGGTAGGGATAGAACATTGTCCCGAAGGAACTACACCAACATTACTTCCTGATCCTGTATAACAAGACAAAGGAACCATTCCTTCACAAGTAAGTGTTTCTGTTAAACCTGATGTAACTTCATCGTCATCTTGAGATTCACCAGATACCAAATCTCCTCCAGCACTGATTGTAGGTGATTCCAATTGACCATTTACCGTATAAACTGTAAAATTATTATTTTGATGTAAAGCAAATCCAGTTATAATATTAGCACCATTTTCAACGTTTGTTGATGTTGGTAACCTATCACTCCTCATTACAATAAGAAGTGAATTGTTAAAATTAATAGGTGAATATGATTGATTATAATATGCTGGTGAATATAACGAACTTAAATTTCCAAAACCACCACATGATGATTGTTGTTGGAAATACCCCGCATTTGTATTATAATATTGTTTCTTTTGATTGTCATCAGATATTGCAGTGTCGGTTGACATATTAGACGAAAACCCATTATTATTTACCCAACCTAAAAATGCACCACCACCAACGTATGTTGTTGGATTTACTTGGTTTCTTGGTAACGTATATAAAGCCCCTGAATCAACAAAAACATATGGAAAACCTTGTGTTTGTGTTGAGACATTCAACCATCCTGGTGTTGGAGAATAAGATGGAGTATCATCAGTACTTAAGTAAAAATAAGGTAAGTTAGATGTAAACGCACTATAATTATTAGGGTTAACGCTTGGCGGTGTAATTGTAAAATTATATGATGGGTAATACAATTTAACGTTATTGTTAGTTGTTGTATTATGTGTTTGTGGTTTTTGAGCCACTGTGGAACTTTGGATTGGGACATTTAAATAATAATTACCACTAACAACAACATTCCCATTAAAAGACGTATGTCCAAAAATTTTGGATATATCATAAGAAATTGTTTGTTGTGATGTATGTGGATCAACCCCTCTAACAAAAATACAAACTTCAAAATTTTGCCAATTTGACATTGTATATAAAACATCCTGAATTGTATATGTACCAAATGACGGACAGGCAGGTACATTACTTCCGTTACAAAGAGGGTAATCAAATTGAACGTTGTGTTCTAAATATGTACTTTTATAATATCCTGATGTTCCTAATGACACATTAATAAAATCAGTAACAGTAAAACCTGTAAGTAATTGGTAGTATTCAACGTCAGTTGGGTATTGTAAATAACTTTGTTCTTGTGTTGCACTTCCCGCAATTTGACTAACTTGTGGTTGATTAATAAAAATTGTTGCCGGTAAACTTGATGTTCCGTTTGGAATGGCTGGATTAGCATAGTTAACGGTATATGTTGTAACACCTGTTGTTGTTAAACCAGTAATTGCATTATTACTAAATTGATTAAGAGTTGCACCCGTAAGGTTTGTCATTCTAAACTGAGAACCTGAATCTATGTAATTTGGGTCTTGAAATGAGCAAAGACCTCCTGGTGTAATAGATGCCGCAGTTCCTGAGTTCATTAAAACAACAACAACTTGGTCTAAAAATGGTGTTGATCCTGAAGTTGGGTTAACTGTTGTTTTAATTTGGTTTACACCTGAAAAATATTTATCTCTCGTATTAAATTGATTTAATTGTTGTGGGAATGTAGTTGTTTTTGGATATGCGAAAAATCTTTCATCCGAAACACCACCACCTATTTTGTTAGCGGACCATAAAAATGGTTGAGGAGCATGTAACAAATACTCCTCATTATAAAATAATTTATTTGGGTCGGTTGATGATAACACATCGTACCCTGAAATTATTCTTTTAAAATCTATAGCCGCTTTTAACGCAACTGCAATATCAATATCGTTCTGACCTAATAATGATTCAAAACTTTTATATCCCCCCGTATTTCCACATTGAAATGGGTCGTCTCCATTTGCATCATTTTCAAAATTAGGGTGTGAGATATCATAAGATCCAGGTGAATTAACAGGTGCAATTACACTATTTGATTGTGCCAATGTTACATCATAACCCAAACCACTATCGGGATTTTGTAATCCGTTTTGAATGTTTTGTTGTTCTTGAGCCAAAGTATTTGCATCAAAATCATCTTCCATACTTGCAGTTCCACAATCACAATCACAACTTGTACAATCAGGGTATGCAATCATAGGTAAACCAATTCTTGGGAAATTGTCTACCCTACCATTTTGAGTATTTTCAATAAGAAATTTTGTGTAAAAATATGTAAAGGCCAAACCAGCGGCAACTTGTATTATTACTCTAAATCCTTGAGCAACTATCTGAAGTATAGTTGCGAGTGATATTACAGGACCACCAAGTGGTGCAAAATTAAATAAACTTCCTATGTAGTAACCTAAATCAATACCCGCCGAAACCCCTTGATATACAAGGTATGGTCCTAAGAATAATAGCAAGTATTTTAAAACAGGCCAAATCAAAGCTATGAAATGAGCAACAAATAAAAGAGTTAAAATTGGAAATGTTAGAATGTTTATAAGAATATTAAAAACAAAAAATATTGCATCAAAATTTCTAACAATGTCGTTTACAGGAAATGTGTTGACGGTTGATTTACAAGATCTATTATCAATTTCTTTAATACCTAAATGTTTTGCTCTACCAATACCTTTTTTATATCGGTCCAAAAACATGGCGGTGGTATATACCTTATTATATCGAAATTCATAAAATGTGTCTTCACAGTTAAGAGCTTCTTGTATATTAGCATAATCATCCCAATCTGTACTAAAAGCGTATGATCTTAACAAATTAAATAACTCCTCTTGATATGATGTAAATACGATTGATTGAGGTTGAGATGAATCAACAGGAGTTGCAACAATTTGTATCGTATCACCAATATTAAAAGGTATTGAATTTAAACTTCCAATATACAATTGACCATTAAGATAAATTGAATATGAACTAACATTATTTGTTGTAGGTTGTGACAGACCTAAATTAACACCAAAATTATTTGTTGATGTTAAACCCGTAATTGATCCAGCAGCTATTGATGGATATGTATAAGTTCCTGATGTTAAATTTGTGAATGGGTCGTTTGATGAATTATATGTGTTATTCCAACCATATTCTTTAATATTTGGAACTAAAAAATTTGCTCTTTGAAAACTTCCTTGAAGTCCTTGTTCGTTTTGCCATTTAAACCTAAATCTATATTTCCCTTTTGTTGGTATTCCTTTTTTTGGATCATTAGATATTACTTGTTGTCCGAACTCATTGGTAAAAACATAATCAAGGTTCATCGGTACATTTAATAAATAAGTTCCGTCAGCATCAATAACCTTTCCTTCTTGTTCTATTTCATACCTCTCCAATATAGGAAGTCCATTATCATCTGAAAATATGGTTTGTCTAATTGCTTGAATTTCACCAGGCCCTGCAACTAATTCACATAAATTACCCGTATTATTTTTTGGTTTACAACTTACCTTTAAAGCGTCGTCATCAGTTGTCGAGATAATCGACCCCATAAAAATCGCCGTAGGTTGTATGTTGATATTTGCTTGTTTTGTTAAATCAAAATCAACTCGTGTTATTCCAACTTGACAAAGTTCTGCATCACCCCAAAATGGTCGAACATCAACGTCAAAAACTAAATTTTTAATTTGTGGTAACTCTCTTAGGTTTGTTGATGATTTAAATTTGGCCCCATTAACTTGAGTTTCGGTTGCCAATCCTTGTTGTATTAGATCTTGTGGTGATAATGAAAAACAACCAATGTCAGATAAATCAACATCCATTACGATTGTTTGAGTTCCAACTGGAACACCAAAAAACATAAAGTCACCACTTTCATTTGTTGTTACGGTGAACCTATAATATTTGTCGTATACCTCAATATACGATCCGTCCATTAAAACATCACCCTTATTAGGAAAAGATCCTGTCGAGACGTGTCCGTTATATGAAGGTAATTTGGGTAATAGATTATATCTATAACCATCCGCGTTGGTTTCAGTTATTGTTTTATATGGATATAATTCTGAGATTACGGGGTTTAATTCGTCAGCGGCATCCAACGGAATAAAAACAGAGACTTTAGCGTTTGGTAATCCAAATCCTCCGTTTACAAAAACTCTACCCGTGACAACACCATAGTCAGAACAAAAACGAGTATACACTTCGTTTGCCAAAATTTTTAGAGACAATATCTCTAAAGATTCCCAATCTTGTTCTAAATTTACATTTATGTATTTGTCTACACCAACTTCAGTTCTTATTCTATACGACTTACCCATTAAAAAAACGTTTTTTCATAAATAGTTTATTTGCTATTTTGATAAAAATAGTTATAAGTTGAAAAAAATAAATTACTAAGAGAAGTTTACTGATTTCAGGTTCAAAACTCTAACATTAATATCCTTGTTTGGATATCTAATCTGATAAGTTTGTGTTGGTGTTGCGAATAAAGTATCTGCCGTTGGTTGAATTTGTCTTGTAACAGGATCTGCATACGGCATAGAAGTTTGACTTGACGAATATTGACCACCAACTTGATTAAAGAATAAAACATCTGTAATACTTACAATTCCATTTTCTGACTGAATTAATCTTCTCAATTCAGAGATATTAACATTTTGACCAAGATTTCTAACTAACGGATTAAAGAAGTCCGTAATAATTTGAATTGTTTTTGAAATGATTGCCCCCTGATTTTGACTATTATCTAAAACTACGTCAACTGTGACAGCCAAGTCTATTGTATCAGCGGCCTCAATAGATATATAATCATTTATCATTCTGTAGTTTGATAAATAATTTGCAACATTTTGTTTTAAGGTGTTTGATACAACATTTGTTAGAGTTCCACTAGCATCATAAGACAACATTTTAATTCTTATTTTATTGTTTTCTTCCGTGATAGCAACTTTTGCTGGTGCCCCAAATTGAGATGGCATAGTTCTAATAAGTGAATTGTAATCATTTACGGTTACCGCTCTGTTTTGAGCTGCAAAGTTAAAAGACACCAAATTTCTAACATCTTCAGTTGTTGGTGGATTTGCTCCTCCAATTGCTGCAGTTACGTTATTACATTGTAAACTATTAATAACACTATTATTAACACTTTGTGAAGGTCCATTTACTGCAAATGAAACCGTACCAATTTGATTTATTGTATTAATACCCAAATTACTTGATAA